TATAGCCTAGCTAGTTCTTCATCCCATTCAACTGCTGTTACTTCTACGTCTGTTACTTCATCCCACTTATAGCGGTTACCACCTAGACAAGCATATAGATTTAAAATTTTCATATCTTATTGTCTATTACTTCTATTAAGTGTCTTAGTTCGCTTCGTTCCCACTCCCCTAGCTTAAGCCCATTAATTACAAATTTGTAGTAGTCTTTTTTTTCTGTTGGTTTTAGTTCTATATTTATATACATAAGTTTTATTTTAGTTTTGTACTCCTCTTACTTTTTCTTGGTGTTCTAATTCTATTTGCTCTTCGTCTCTTTGTTGTTTATCTATTATAGTTTTTAAAGCGTCTACTTTTATATAGAGCTGTGTTACTATGTTTTCTAGTCTTAGTATTCTTTGAATTTGAGTGTGTTTCTTTTTATTCATTCTATTTATTTTTTTCTATCCATTGTTCTTGCTGCTCTCTTAAGTATTCTATTTCACGTTTTAAGTAGTCTGCTGCTTTCTCTAAGTCTTTAAGCTCATCGTCTTTCTTACCACTCCTACAAATGTACTTGATAATATTACCTCTGTTAAAGTTTAGCTCATAATCTTTTATAAAGTCTATAACGTCATAGCCTTTACCGTTCTCGTAATGTAAATAAGTTGCTCGTTTCATAATTCTAATTTTAGTTTATTATTATCTCTCATTTCTTTTATTGGCTTCAGCAATTCAGAATAACCCTCTATTGGCTCTCCTACATATTCGTGGCAGTATGATACTCTGCTAAATCTATTTACTGCGTTCTTGTCGTTAGTATTACCTATTTTTCCGTTCTTTAAAGTACCTCTCCATTTGTCGCTTTTGTTAAAATGCTCTCCTACAGCGGGGTGTATTGTTTTGGTGAAAATCTTTCCGCCAATGTCTTTAAATATAGCGGACGAAAACTCACATAATGCTACTCCTATGCCTAAACCTTGGTAGTCAGGCAACACAACCAATCTACTAAGTGCATAGCCATTAGAACACCCCTTACGAGGCTGATTGATAACAGCTACAATGCCAATAGGCTTACTGTTCCAAGTAAATAAAAGAAACTTACAGCTCTTATTTGCGTTCTCAGTTAAATAATGATGCTTTTTAAACAAATCCCAAGTACTTGACTCGACTCTACTAACTTGAAGCTCAATTTTTGGTCTTGATTGCCGAAGCCATTGCCCTTTTTCAAGTGACCCCCCGTTTTTTTGCGGTGAACAAACCCAATCAGGTGTAAGCCACTCCATTACATCATAATGACAAGAAGCCACTATCATTCTCTTATTGTTTCTCCTTAAATACTTTTGTATAGCAAAGCTCATTGACTTAGCTACATCTCTGTCAACTACTGAAGTAAACTCATCTATTAAAATTACATCATTGTCTTCAGCTTTAGCTACCTTATAAGCTATATCTGCTCTAAACTGCTCTCCATTACTGAGTAGGTTGAAGGGTCTCAACCAAGTGGGTACGCTACTCAAACCCATAGAAGACAATAGCTTAGCTGCTTCGTTTGGTTCTAAAAAGTCAAAGTTGGATATTAACGATTTATTAAGGTCAAAGATAGATTTAGACAATTCACCCATTTGCTTCAGTATTGTGGTTTTACCTGAACCTGATGAGCCGTAAATCACACCCACATTCCAATCAAAGTTTTTAGCCTCCCCTAAGTCGAAACTAACTTCTGTTGTAGTTTCGCTTCTATCTTGTATATCAAAATTGTCGTAAACGAACTCAGTGTACTTGTCGTTTTGTATTTTATGTTTAAGTTGTATTTTCATTCTGTTCTAAGTTTTAATAAGTTATAGCATTCTGCATATTTTTGACGTGCTTTACCTTTATACTTCTCTTGAAATAGTTCCAGCATCTTTCTGGTATATTGGTATTTAGTATCACAGTCTTTTAAATACTTACTAGCAAATACTTTACCTCGTCCTGAAAAATACTGAACATTGTCGGCAGAGTCTCCTATTATAAATTGCTCATAAAAATTATACATAGCTTCTTCTTCTGATATATCTAAAATCTCCCTGCTTTTAAAATGATAATTATAAATTATAGCTGGGAATTGCCTGTAGTCCTTGTCCAAACTAACAATACAAACATTATCTCTTCCTACTTCATTAGATAGCTCTTTCCAGTACCTCGCTACTATATCATCTGTTTCAATTCCATAACCCCAAACGCTGTCGTATTCGTCTTTTACAAATTGGTGCATCTCGTCTAATAATGGTGGCAGCTCTTGCTTTTTTCTATTAGCTTTGTAATCGCTTGTAATAAGCTTTCTAAAGTTTCCTTTTGAACCACTAAAGGTTATTACTCTTTCTACGTTATACATATCTTCTAGCTTGTTTACAATGCTCATAAATTGCTCATCAAACTTAGCCTTAGAGTCTTCTATGTCTGTGTAGAATCTCTCATCGTCTTTATGCTCTCGTTTCTTATAACAAGACGCAAAGATTAAACTGTCTGCATCTACTAGTAGTATCATTCTATATCTAAGTTATAACAAACATTAGAACAATAAGTATCTCCGTTTGTTTGTGTTCCACAGCATCTACACTCTACAGCTGCATCTGGTGCATCTATGTACTCATCCCATTCATTCATATCTCGTATTGTTTTAATTTGTTTTGTAATTCTTCTATTTGTTTATTAAGCTCTAAGATAGTTTGGTTCTTACTATCTCTTACAGCACTTACTTTTTTCTCAAGTACTTTGTTTTCTATATTAAGCTGATTAACATACTGACCTATCTCGCTAACCCCTTGTATGAAGTGTTTAAGGTCTTTGTTTTTTGGCTTTGCATCAGACCACTTCAAAACCCTATCAGAGATAAAGTTAAACCAAAGCACGTAAGACTGTCTTTGTAGTAGTGTCATTATATTGCAAGACCTATTATAAACCCTATAGTAATTAAACATACTGCTAAAGCAATTACTACAACAAAATCTAATCTTTCATTAGCTTCTGCTTCTAACTTCTCTAACTCTTTCTTAGTGTAAACTTCAATACGTTTACCTTTAACGTCAATGTGTAATCCTGTTTTTGTCTTTTTCATTTTATTGGATATTAATTATTATACTTCTTACTATTTCTTGTCTTTTAAGTAACTTAAGTCTAAGCTCATAAGGCACTTGTTTTTTTAATGTCTTATCAATGTCTCTTAATTCTTGTCTTAAATCGTCTAATTGCGTTTTCATTTTACAAACATAATATAAATTATACTTATAAACAAATTATAAACAAAGTATTTTATTCTTTTATTTTAAAATAGCTATCCCATATACCTAACTCAGTGTCTTCTTCATTGATATTCACAATAGCAGCATCACTTTCTTTAAGTAAATAACAAGGCTTAGAAACTTTCTTGCTGTTCCAAAGAGTAGTACTTGGGCAATACATATTTTTAATCTCTAAGTCTTTTAGATTATTAAGCCAAAACATATAATTGCCTTTAGGGTCATTAACAAAATACAAAGCAACCTTGCCAGTGTTTATTAATCTGTCAAACTTATCCTTTTCTATTATCTTAGTCTCATAGTATTTATTTCTAAATTTCATTTCTATAATACAGTCTTGTGCTTTGGGTGTTTTACCCTCAGCGTCCCAGCTTTCACTACCTTCTCCAGTATGGTTTAACGTCCAGCCATCTAAATTCAATAGGGTTACTACTGACTGTTCAAACTTATGTATGTCTTTAATCTTTGTCATATATTTTGTCTATTTCGTTAATCCATTGTATTAAGCGTCTTGGGTTACAGCTACAGGGTTCTGTGTATTTGTGTTTATAGTAGACTGAATGAAGTAGGCACAAGAGCTTATATTGTTCTTTTGATAGCTTACCTTTAACATCAGCTTTAAACTGCTTCCATTGTTCTCTGTGTTCTATTTCCATAAGTCTAAGTCTATATCGTTCCACTCTTCTCGTCTTTTGTCGCAATCACAGTTAGGGTTAATCTTTTTCCAAAGCCACCTAATACCAGTGTAATAAGTAATATAATATACTAAATCTCCTAACCTCATAATTTTAATTTATTAATATTCCACAATTTACTAAAACCTTTAATAGTGTCTACTAAAGATATTTGTCTTTTAGACTCTTTCCAAACCCTACCTAAATAAATACTTTCAACGTTACATTCTTTTAATGGAATGTCTTTATTATCATTTTTAAAGTTATGAGTTACATATAAAACAACAACTTTATCTGTGTGCCAACTGTTAGCAATACGCTCTAAAACTAATCTTTGTCCTGTAGGTATTTTATTTCCCTTTCTTTTAACCTCCATTAGAATTAACACTTCGTTGTCAAACTCTAAAACCACATCTATATCTGTTGGGTGTATCTTACCACTTTCAATACCTGTAAAATCTATAGTTTGTTTTACTTGATTACTATTTCTTATCAAACTCATATTTGCTCTTTTATATTTTTTAATGCTGTTCTATAAGTATTGTATAAGCTGTAATAAGATATCTTAGTATCCCTGCTTAGTGATGCTACGCTTTTGCCTGAGGCTACCAAACTAAATACCTTAGAGTCATACCAGTACATTTCTTTTAGTATATCGTCTACTATGTCTTTACTCTTTGCGTATTCTATCTCGTCTATACCTAAATCTTCAGCTTGTTTTATTTCTTCTATATCCTCAATATATGTTTTTAAAAACCTCGCTTGTTTTTTATGAGTGTTTAAATAAATTCCTCTAAGAACCTTATAACAATAGTAGGTGTTTATATCATCATTATACCAAAGGTCTAAACCTTTTTTTACATCTAAATGAATTTGTATAAATAATTCTTGTACTATGTCTTCTGCATAACTTGAGTTGCAACCAAAGCTTTTGACTATATTAATAAAGGTTTGTTTTTTCTCGTATGCAAGTTCTACTAGGGTTTTCATAATGTGGATTTAGTTAACGTTCTTGGTACATAATGCTGTAAGGGGTCAAAAACATAATCAGTAATCACAAAAGGTAATCCGAACTCGTTTATACTAAAGCTAAACGTTTCAAATGAATAACCCCTACTTCTCTTACAGCTTACTGTAACCCATTCTTTATTAGTTGTATTTAATTCTAATTGTATTTGTGTTTCTGTCTTTTTTTCTAAGAAACTGCCTAAGTGTCCTGTAGGCTTGTCGCTTCCAAAATTGCTATGTATAACTGTAATAATATGGCAGTCGTATTTAGCACTTAATTGCATTATCTTTTGAACGCATAGGTTACTTTCTTCTAAATTATTTACATCACTTACAAGGTCTGCTACTCCGTCTATAACTACTAAACCATTTTTACCTTTGTTTTGTTCTAAACAATACTCTATAAATTGTAATCTTTCTTTATATCCTACTGTCCTTAAAGCGTATGTTTTATAACACCCTACATCTTTTGTGATACTCATATCTTGAACCCTCTTAAACACTCTCTGAGCGTGCCAGTGTCCCTGCTCTGTATCAAAGTGCATTAAACACCTGCCATCTCTGTGTCCTTTTATCCTGCCACCAAAGTTGTTACCACCACTTAAATAAACCGAAGCTAATAGACTTACAAAAAAAGTCTTCTTGCTTTTAGGTGGTGCTTGTATAAAAGAGAAATTACCATACGTTCCAATAGGTATGGGAAACTTAATCTCTCCTCCTTTAGACTGTATTGTACTTTCTCCTAAGCTTAAAGCTGTCGGTGGATAATCCATAATTTCAGAAGTGTCAATAGTACACTCTTCAGCTATGAGTTCCATTAACATATTCTCTGTTGTTTTGTCTTCTGTCATTTGTTTTTGTTTTAAAGGTAATAAAAAAGGGTCAATTAAGACCCCTTTAATTTAGAAAGGTAAATCGCTTACCTCAGCTTCTTGCGTAACAGCTTCAACTTGTTCTTCTTTCTCAGCGTTTACAATTACTGAGTTATTCCAAACAACCTTCCCATTGCCTAAGTAAGCCTTTTGTTTTTTAGCCTCACGCTCTTCTTGTGTTTGACTAACATAAATACCAGTATTATTACCGTATCTTGTTTCGTCATTTACGCTCATAGTTAGGTTT